CGCGTCGAATATATGGAAGAGGAACTCAATCAGCTGGCACAGGAGAAGCAAAAGAATGAAAGTGCAGCAAAGAATGCATTTGAGGCGCGTGTTAAGGAGACCAAGCAGAAAGCGATCGATGATAACAAGAAGAATGCGGAGAAGCATGGCAACATTTTGACGCAAGATATCGATCAGGATGGCAATTTGGTTGGCGTCAGTGCAACCAGTCAGGAGAAGGCGCTAACAACTGAAGGTTCTGATACCATTTCTGTGGCGGATATTCGTTCAGAGCTATTTGACGGCGAGAATGTTATTACTGGTAAGACAGATTATGGTCGATCTGAACTTGTTAGTGGACCTTTTTCTTTGAAAGAAAGTGAAAGGGAGGCATAGCCATTGTAATTACAATTGCAATTAATTTGTAAAATAATATATAATTCATATAAATCTATATATTATTCAATCTGATTTAAACTGGTAAAAATAATCTGTGAAAATTTTTTTACTTTTAATACATTTTGACATTTTTGATGCAGCAAAATTTTCAGATTCTGCTGCTTTCACAATAGATTCCCATGTTTCTAAGATGTGTCCGCTTGATAATTCAACTTTTTCTACTTTTTTACCTGATACAGAAACTATTTTTTTAACATATTCTTTATTTTTTAAAGCCAAACCATAATAGCCATCATTTGATCCAAATTCAGTCCACACAACTGATTTAACAACATATTCACATGAATTTAAATACTCTTTTAATTCTTTAATATCGGTTTCTGTTGTGTCTTTTAATAATTTATTATTCCATCGTCTATAATCATCAACCAAAACAGAATTTAATATTTTATTGCTTGGTGAAAATTCGCATGATTGAAATAAAAATGTTTCGATCGCATTTCCTACAAATTGTTTTTTGTATTCAATTGGTTTAAGTTTAACTCCACTATATCCATGAACACATTGTAATTTATTTTCATTATTTAGTTTATTGAACCGGATTGGTTTAAATCTTGTGTCTAAATAATGTTTAAATGCATGAAATATTTCTTTTTGTGGTTTGATTTTTAACCATATTCGCAATTGACCTTCCATAATTACAGATGATTCATTAACATCGTGTCTAACTATACACATTGTATCAATAAATTCATTAAACTTGAATGTATTGTCATTCTCAGGGATTAATTCATTTTTATAAACAAATTGATTATCTGCGTTGGTAATTGCAGACACTGATTTGTTTAACACTTTGACAGATAGTTGTTCTTTTAATTCTTCATTTTCTTTTTCAAGATCTCTGACTTTATTTTCTAGTTCTTCATTTTGTTTTATTAATTTATTAAAATTATCAATGCTATATGTTTTTGAATGGATTATATCTTTTATATAATTTGTTAGTTTATCGATTGTAAAATTTGTTAAATCATATGCAATTATTTCCAATCTGTTTTTTCCGTTTATTTCAATATGGCGAATTTGTCTTCTAATTTTTACAGAAGTTTTAATCAATCCTTCTATTTCTACTTTATTTTGCACTCGAAATGCTGTTATTAATTGAAAATTTTCATATGTTTTACGATGATCGCTTACTCTTGTTTTCAGATCATTTGTATGTCCAAATTTGATTAATTTTTCATTAGCTTCATTTGTGTTATCGATAGTTCCAATATAAATGCATTCTGTATTTACTGGAAACTGAATAATGGTTGCTTGTTCTGCAGCCTTCTTTAATTGTGTTTTTTCTTGTTCTGAGTTTTCTTTGATTTCTAAAATAACATTATCTTTTTGCTCTAATTGCAATCTTAATTCGTCTGTTTCTTCTTCTACTATGTCATGTAAAACTTCTTCCATTTTCATATAATATTCGTGAATTTCCCCTGCTTTTTTAGTCTGTGCTTTTAAACAAAGCAATTTGAAACATTTAATTGTTAGTAAAATGGTTTGTTTATTATGGCCACCCCATTTTTCCTTGGTTGAATTTATTTTTTCCTGACTTACTGTTCCAAATTGATAAGCAAGTTTATAATCAAAATCAATTTTAAAATGTTTTTCTAATACTCTTTCAGCATTTTGTTTTGTAGAAAACCCTAACCATTTCCACACATTATCAAGATCAACTACAAAATCTGTATTCTTATTGTAATTCAAGTAGCAATAAAAGCTACTAACAAACAGTTGTTGTTCAAAACCTGTAAAATTTTCTTGAATTTTGGTTATTAATTTACCATTATATGCATGCGACAATTTTGAGATTGGATTGCTCTCAATAAGTTCAACGATATTTAGCTCTTGCATCTTATTATATATTAATAATAGGATACTCTTTAAGTTGTTTTTCTTGCTTTATATATTAAAAGCAAGGTTGTGAAAGCAAGACTGTTGCTTTTATAATTAAAAGTGGATTTGTAAAAGCGGTTTCTACCATTTGCTTTTTTTGACTGCAATTTTTGGTCCCGCGCCACGTTTCTTCACGTTATTTGGATCATATTGTTCCTCTTCATCTTCATCATTGATCTGTTTTGATAGCTCCCAGAACTCTTTTGACCCTAACCTGAAATCATTATGTGCATCTGCCTTATACCAGAAGACTTGATCTTGCAGCTTATTTGATTTGGCATTATTATTAATCACTAAGCACTCGTAATTCTCAGTGCATTGATCCATTACTTGGCAAAATGACTCCAATGTAGGAAACATGCCCGCATAATTCTCGTAAATTCGCTTCCTATTAGCTATATACGGCTCTCTTAAAATAAAAACATAATCTATATTTGTTCTTAGTGTTGGTGGAATTCCTAGAGGGTATTGCATTGTAATAATTAGCATGACCTTCCAGTGTCGCCCATTCATGAAAAGTAGTCTCATCATCTTATCGCGCGCCCAAGTGTTATCATATAAGCAGTCATCTAAGATCACAAAAGTTCGAGGGTCAATCGTTGATCTTTTAAACTGTTCCATTTCTTTTTTGATCTGCTTCAAAACCTGCCTCTGTCGCTTCAAAATGTTCTCGATAATTGCAGTGTTGTATTCATTGTGGATGAACAATTTTGGCACCAACTTGCCATAAAACCCGTTCCCTTCTTCAGTTCCTGAAATGACAGTGCCAATAGGAATATCTTGATGGTAATACAATAAATCTCTTACCAAAAATGATTTGCCTGTGTCACGACGCCCAATTAAAACTACGACGGGACCTTTAGATTCATTAGGCTTAAAACTAATCGATTTCATGTCAAAACGTTTTAGCTCTAAATTCATTTATTATATTATAATATATTTTAAAAAGAATATTCTTTTACGCGATAAAGTTTTTGGACTTTTAGACTTTAGGCATTTGTTAGTTTAGATATATTTCATTTATAATAAGTTAAATATAATTATTATTATTATTTTTATTAGCTAATGGCAATTACTGTGAATTATCAAAAGAGAAAGAACCTCAATCTTTTCAACAAATTTCAATCTAATCCAAATATTTCTCTTTCTAATGTGCAAAATTATTTGCCTATTTATGATCGATTTTTTTCATTGAATGCTACCAATTTTAACTCTATTAATTTAAATCATATGTGGAATATTTCAGATATTAAGGATGTTAAAAAGAAAGATAAAGATGTTCTTTTCGAGCATGAGCATATTTATACGTGCAAATTAAAGAATTTGGCAGACGAAGAAGATTTCGCAATGACACAGAAAGTGTTCATTAAAATGGCGCCTTTGTTAGATCCATTTAAATATTTGGTTGGTAAATACAATCATACTGATGAGCATCTTTTTGATTTACCATCTATTGATAAGAATAAAAAAGTTCACCCTAAAATACAAGATACTAACAATTCTGCCTATATTGACGGGTTTTTCTCATTCTTGACTAGTCAGGTTTTGCATAAGCACAATTTCATTCATGGTCTTGATTATTACGGTTCTTTTTTGGCCGTTAAAAATAATTATAAAATAAATGTAATTGATGATATTGATTATTTAATTCAATCTGATTTTTTTAATAAACATAAAAATGCATTATTTACGATAGAAGATTATTCGCATTTAATTGAAAATTTTCAAGAGACAACTCTTAAACCACTTAATATTTCTCAAAGATCTCAAAAGTCTAATTTATCTTTAAAATCGATTGATGATAGCATTTTTGAAAATATATTTGAAAATACGAATGAAAAAGCCAATGACAATAAAAATGCAAATACTTTTTCACTAGATGATGTAAAGTCTCTTAATATTGATCTTATTGATATTACTAGTTCTATTAACATTACTGATCAAAAAAAGTCAGCTAGTCTTAAATCTGGTTCGTCATGTTCATCTAGAACATCTCATACAAATGAAAATGAGTTGGAAGATGATTTGATTGAAGATTTAGATTGTTCAAAATCTAAATCCGCGTCAGGGTCAGACAACGGATCTATTAAATCAAAATCAAGTTCAGAAACAGGGTCTGGGTCTGATGGGTCTGGGTCTGATGGATATGAAACCGACGAGACAGAAATAGAAGAAGAAAAATTAATTCTCACTATTCAAAAATTCCCAGTTCAAGTTATTTGCATGGAACATTGTGAAAATACTTTAGATGAATTAATTATTAATAATGATTTATCTGATGATGAATGGATTTCTGCTTTAATGCAAATTATTATGATATTGATCACGTATCAAAAATTATTTTCATTCACTCACAATGATTTGCATACCAACAATATTATGTATATTCCAACTAACAAAAAGTTTTTGTATTATTATTATAAAAAGAAGCACTATAAAGTGCCTACTTTCGGCAAAATATTCAAAATTATTGATTTTGGACGTGCCATTTATAAATTCGATAATAAAGTATTTTGTAGCGATAGTTTTCAGACCGGTGGTGATGCGGTTACACAATATAATACAGAGCCATTCTTTAATGACAAAAAACCACGATTAGAACCTAATTTTAGTTTCGATTTATGCCGTCTAGCATGCTCTATATTTGACTACATCATAGATGATATGGACAGCATTAAAAATATTAATACTTGTGATCCAATTGTTAAATTAATTGTTGAATGGTGCACTGATGATAATGGCATTAATGTGCTGTATAAAAATAATGGTTCGGAACGTTATCCGGAATTCAAATTATATAAAATGATTGCTCGTTGTGTTCACAAACATACCCCTAATGCACAATTAGATCGCCCCGAGTTTAGCAAATTTGTTATTCAAAAAAATGGAATTTCAAAAGGAGAACAAATTATGAATATGGATGAATTTCCTTCTTATGTTAGTTAATAGATTTTCATTATTAATTAAATAATATAAATAATAAATAATTATTAAAATTTTAATAAATATTAATAATAAATGTCATTTGGATTTATTATTACTAGACACGTTAATTCTTTAAAAACTAACAAATATTGGAACCAATGTGTTAAATTAATCAGAACACACTATCCTTTTAAACAAATTAAAATTATTGATGATAATAGCAATAAACAATTTGTTAGTGCCGATCATGATTATAAAAATGTAGAAATTATACAATCAGAATATCCAAAACGCGGAGAACTATTGCCATATATTTATTTTTTAAGACATAAATGGTTTGAAAATGCAGTTATAATACATGATAGTGTTTTTATTCACAAAAGAATTCCATTTGAAAATCTTCGATATAAAGTAATGCCTTTGTGGCATGTAAATTACGACAAAGAGAATTTAAATAATTTGCTGAGAATTTGCAATAAATTACGTAATAATTATCATCTTAAACAAATGTTGAAAGGCTCTGAAATTAATATACTTGGTTTTAATAATAATGATAAGTTCGATTTATGTTTTGGAGTCCAATCTTATATTAATTTGCATTTTTTAGAAATGTTAGAAAATAAATATAACATTACTAATTTGATATCAGTCATTAATAGTAGACCAGATCGATGTGGATTAGAAAGAATAATGGGATTGCTTTTTTGTGAAGAATATTCATTACTTAAAATAAAAGGATCTCTTTTTGGAAATATTTTTCGCCATCATCAATCATTTAACTACAATTATGATACTTATTTGCAAGATTTTAAAAATAAAACAGCCCGCGAACCGTTTGTTAAGGTATGGACTGGCAGGTAAGTAGGGTCTGCTTAGCGATGACCAATGTTACTATTTCATATGCCCCGCAACCCCTTCTTTTACAAACAGTAATATAAATTTAATTTAACATAATTTTCAAATTATGAATATTAAAAGGAGGGGTCGTAGGGTCTGCGAAGCGATGACCTTGGTTCCCTTACCTAAAACGGAGGATTGTCAGTAAATGCAATAGGACTTTCCATTATAGAAGCATCTTTGATCACCGGACTTAATTGTTCTACAATAAAATTACCAAATACTACACTAACATAGACAACTAAAGAGTCTCTAATTAGAACTTTCAGTGGCTTGCTTTCCTTTTCAATATATTGCATCTCCAAAAATTTGGCAATAAAAAATATAACAGATATTATCCCAGCTACTAAAAATATATTATCCATTTACAATATATTTTTACAATTCATTTTTTGATTTAACGCGTTTAAATAAATTTACGCTAAAACTTCTATATCATCTAACAAAAGATTAGGTTCTAAATCTATCGATTTTTGACCAATTACATGCACATCTAAACTATTTAGATCCACCAATTCATCTGAAATCTTTAATGTTTCGTTATCATCATCTGCATCCGCTTCTTCTTCCATCTTTCTTTGAATATTTCTTAAATTACTTATTTCTTCTAACCTTTCTAAGGTTTTAGGAGCACTTATTAATTCTTCCTTTCCCTTTTCATTTACCGCTTGATCTACGTCATTGAATTTTATGCCTTCGCTCTTATCTTCTTTATTTGCGTCTTTCTTCACATCTTTCCCTTCGCCAACAAAAGTGGTTTCACCTCTGGCATTGATTGCCTCACTCTTTTCCACTATCTGCTCTTTTATTTCTTCGATAACGTCTTCTTCTACTGTTTCATCCATATATGCTTTCAAAATATGCTCAATGGGGATACTTTCTCTGACAGCATTCAAAATGCATTCCTGCACAATTGTCTCCATCTCTCTATTATGTTTTTGGGTTTGTAAAGGTGCTGCATTTATTTCAAACAAATATACATTCTTATATATTTTTCGTGCAACGTTGATATATGCCATATGAATAAAATCGTCCAATTTAGGTATATTTATATCGATCTTTTTCTGCTTCTGACCAACTCGCATTGCAGTTAATAACTTTAACTGAATTATATGCACACATGTAACTAATTCTTCTAAATATCCGCAACCACTTCGCTCAATAATTCGCTTTTTTTCCTTTTCAATAATATTTGCATTCCATTTTGGAATACGTGTAATGAGATTTTGAAATGTCATTAAATACTTATCCATCTCTTGATTTACTTTGCATAGTTTTACACTCTCGTCAAAAATAGATTTAAACCCTTCAATAATTAATGGCGTTAAAATGGTTAATAAACGTGCTCCCCATTCATTCTTAGACTCATGCAACGAACTAACATTAAAATCGTCCATTTGTTATATGTAAAATCAAGATCTTATATTTTTACTATTTAAACTCACATTAGTTGAATTAATCTGATCTTAAGGTGTATTAAAAAGCATGGGATCATAAGGGCATGTGTAATAGTACGGCAATTCCCTTAACAGCGTCCTTTAAAAAGCATGGGATCATAAGGGCATGTGTAATAGTACGGCAATTCCCTTACCCTTACATAAAAGATATATTGTCTAAATTCGTCTCCAAATCTAAAAAAATGAAATTCAAAATGAAGAGAACTAACAATTTTTCATTTCTAAATTCCTTTCTAACCTTGTTAAATGCAACCAATAATTCGTATCTTTTATTGTCATCCATTTTAAACGACGTGCCATCTTCTAGCAATTTAATTACATCTAATGCACTATATCCTTTTTCATATAATTTGGTCGAAAATGCAATCAAATCTGTTTCTGAATTTATACCCCCCGCAGTTATCGGTTTTAATAACTCCTTTTTTAACCATTCTGATCTGGTGTTTTTAATATTTGTTAGTTTAAACGTCTCATCCAAATTATATTTATAAAGGTTGATTGTTTTTCCCTTATATTCGGGTTCCGGTATATATATCTCGCAAAAACGCGACAAAATTGGCTTCAATAATTTATACTTGTCTTCCACTATTATGAAAAATCTGGTATTATGACTAAATAACTCGATGCATCGTCTTAGCGCGGACTGTGCATCCATTGTTAGCTTGTCTCCATTTAATAATATAATGCTCTTGAATGTATTACCTCCATTCGAATTTATATGGGTCTTTGCAAAGAACTTTAATTCGTCTCTTATGAATTTAATGCCTTTCCCATGTGCACAATTAACATACATTACAAAATCCTGGATTTTCTCTTTATTCCCTTCATAGATCAAACTAACAAAATCATTTACAATAGTGCTCTTACCTGAACCCGATGGACCATTGAAGATAATATTTGGGATCTTATGAATACTGTGAAAGTATTCCAATTTTTCCTTTATTTTTTGATGAATGTTTAAAGACATGACGTTTATTAATATTGAAATAGTGTTTTTATATTTTAATATTACGTATTTGTTTTATTTATCTTGTTTATAATATAAGTTGCAATATTACATTATAATACACAACGCGTGGTCTTAAATTATAGTTTTAAAGTTTGGGATTGCTGCAATGGACTCACACCTCCACATACTACCATATGCAATCTTTTTAACTGGGTTTTACAAGACTTTAAATATGCAAATTAATGCCATTCTATAATATAAGGCATCACGATGTCCTTATAAGTTAAATATTAATAACGACTACTCTTTCTTTTATGTGATTTTCTCCTTTTATGTGATTTTCTCCTTTTATGTGATTTTCTCCTTTTATGCGATTTACATCTCTTCCTTTTTCCTCCCGCAATAGTACATCCAGATTCAGGTTCAGGATTATTAGGGTCGCATTTTTTTATTGTCACATTTTTTATTTCACCGAGTCCGGATGAAGGATTTATTACTTCACCGTTTTCCAACACTAGACATCTTTCAGAATGCTCAGTGTAGTCATTACCATGTCCTACTTGTTCGGACGTCTTGCAGTTTTTAAAACTCGCAACTTTGCCAGTGATAGGGGGATAGTGATATTGTGTAATTGTAACAAAATCGCCTATCTCCAACTTTTGTAAAGCGTTCTTAATGTTGTTTTGACCACTTATTGGTTCTGTTGCCATATATACATAATAAAAGAAAATATATAAAATTAGAGCTAGTATATTATGCTAAATATGTTGACCTAAAACTATTTAAAAGATTTCATTGTTCATTCATTTTATACTATGCGCGCATATACATTTCCATTATTTAAATCATTTATAAATAATATATTACGCGACGCTTGACAAACTAAACGAATAAGGATTTGATCGAAATGCGTCAAGGAGCGCTGGATCAATTCTATCACATCCTGTGGTACATTGATTATTTAGTTGCGGCATGTGTGCTTTGCCATATGTTTGCACCGATGGCCCGCCTGGTATTACTGCACTCGGCGCCCACATCCGGTTATTTTCGCGATCACAATCCAGCTTAGAATGCGACACATTTATATCCGCATTAAACATCGCCATATTTCCTTGATTAGTTCTACTAACAACTGATCTTTCCTTTGCTTCATTGTTAGTTTGTCTGTAAACAGAGTCGTATTGTCTAGATCCATGTTTTGTGCCAGCGCCGCCACTTGGGTTCAATTGGCAAAAGTCCGTTGTAGTATCGCGTTGATTTGTAATTGATTGCTGTTCAGTCACCTCATATGCACCGCCATTTAATTGATTGCCAATGTAACCATTTGGTTGATATAATGTGGTTTCTTTTACTGTGGTAATAGGGACATCACCCTGTGTATGAACATAGTTGCCGGGCACTTCTCCTATCATGTTTCCAAATATGCGCATATTTGACACATATTCTTCCTTTCTTGCCGGCTTAAATACGTCCATTAACGGCGCAATAACGGCACCAATCGCGCCTGAAAATCCGGATCCAAATGTTTGCGGTTGCAAATTGGCGCTTCTGCTATTGGTGTAATTGGTATGGCTCTTTAAAAAGTCCTCCCCATCAGTATGCGATCCTGTTCCAGCGGCATTTGAATGTCCTACATGGTTTGATGCGTCTAATTGCATTCTTTTGGATGCCTCGTGTTGCTTAGGCACATAACTCGCCGTTTTCAGAACCGCATTTGGTGTGCCAGTTAAATGCGTAGTTGTTTCATTTCTGTGCGACTGTTTTAGAACTTCTTCTGCAACAACACGCTGTGCCTTCTCCGCTCCAGTAGTTGTTAGCCAACGATCTTGAGAATTAATGAAAAATGTATCCGGTCTATATTTCTCCACTTTCCCTAAAATGCCTATATTTGTAATAGCGGATTGAGCGGGCCCTTGATGATTTGCCAATGAAAATTCTTCCTTGGGATTTGTTGCTACACGTAGTTCATCCACCGTTTTTGGCAGCCATTGATCACGTGCTTCCATTCCTGCATTAAATCCATTTGAACCATCTGCAGAATACCCTTTATCTAAACCTGGGCCGACACGAACCGACTCGAACGGCTTTACCATATTATTCTTTAATGCCGGATTTACACGGGATTGATAAAATTCACTCATGTTAGGTGCACCATTAGTCCATTGAACATTTTCCTGGGGTTTAAAAAGTGGCGCTTGCTCGATCTTCTTAATTATTTGAGAACCAGTGCCGGCATAATTGTCTAAAATGGTTTCGGCATTATTGTTATTATAGGTTTGCCCTCGTGGTTTTGCACCGTTAAATGGCACCATATTATTATGCCTAAACTGATCTGAATTCATAAAGTCGCCTGTTAGCGAATATACTTGCTGAATTGTATCTCCTACAGGTTTTCCTGCACGCTCCTTCTGCTCGTATGCATTTTGATTGAAATACTTATCGGATGCTTTATTCGGATTGGGATATTCCTGAACTGTGTCAATTAATTCGGAATTATTCATAATTGGATAATTTTGAGGCGGCACATGTGTGTTTGGTAAATAATTTGGCTTTTGACCCATGTTGTCAAAATTCTCTTGTCTTTTATTTGCCTTGTTTTTGTTAGTGTATCCTTCATTGTATGCATTTTTGGAAGTATCATTATTTTTATTTGAAATCACATACATTCCTCCTAGTGCTATTAGTGGTATTGCTAATTCCATTATTATATTATATATATACTTTTTAAAAAAGTGTATATATTTTAAAATTTCTAGATTATATCTTTATAGGTCGATTTATCGCTTATCGCTTATCGCTTATATCTTTTCACACGACCCATTTTTAGCACAAGCATTTGGACCTGCTATATATGTTCCCTGTGTTTTTTGCCCGCTAGTAAACTGTTTCATTGGAACTGTATAACCTTGATCATTCAAAGGCACACAATCAAATCCCCTTTTAAAATGATCCTTTTCTAAAACCCGTGTGCTTATATAATTGCCAAACTTCATCTCCGTATTTACTTGAGGATCATTCGGCAAAATATATGCATGATTTTGCTGCAAATCTCGAGCTGTCCATGCCGGCATTATTGCTCTTGACTGATCAGTTGTCAGAAAAGTGTCACAAACTGGATACGAAATTGGCGCAGTGTTTACGGTAAATCGTTTATAAGGATTTTCCTTCGAATTAGTCAAACAGTTTACGGTATTAGGTATGTCCCGATTTATTCGCTTATCTATTCCTAAAAGTGCACTTTGGACATCGATGCTATTTGTCCACAAATTTCCGCCCCACTTTTGCGGGATTATTTGCGGATCCAAAGCGAAACATGGTTTGTCGCCATTGCCTGGAACATCAAGTATCCAGCGCCCTTGATCAGTTTGCTGCTGTAGCTGTTTTGTTATTCTGCATGGATCATCATGAAATCTGGTAAATGCCATTATTATTATTATAATATTATATTAAATTTTTTTAAAATATAGCAAAACGTTTCTGGCAACATATACTCTGTTGAGATTTTTAAGATATACGAGTTAATACAATTGATACATTACAAGTTCCAGTCCAAAAAGTACCAGTGCTCGTTCCACCAGTTAAAATAAAACTGCAAGCACCACTCGCTAATCCACTAATCTCAAAAGTATCTGTAAAACTACAATAAGTCCCCATCGGCGAACCAGTAGGGTCATATTGAATTGCCGTTTGAAAACCAGCTTGACTATATCCAAAAACCGAGTTCTGTTCTACATATTGAGGGGTTGTATCTACTACTACATATGTAATAACATTACTCGTATTAATAGCAGTTGTATAAAACGCTACATCTACTTTCCAAATTGTAGAAGCAACCATATCGGCAAGAGCACCAAAATTGAATATAGTAGAAGTAGGACTTCCCGATACATTAAAAAAAACACCACTACTATAACTTCTTCTCGGTCTTATACTTACATTATTAAATTGTAAATCAATAGCGGTTAGTTTTGATGTAAAACCACTACCATCATCAATATCTATTTCGTCTTTTGTAATTTCAGTATTCGCACCACTCGCCGTTTCACTTAATTTGATACGATGATGGGATAAATCGTTCTCAATAATGGTTTCCAAAGCATTACCTGTTGCTACATCAGTAAAGGTTTGTTTAAAATACGCTTCTTCTAATCCAATAGCGTTATTTTGATATATTGTTTGAAACGCTAATGTAGAAAGATTATTATAATGTAGTTCTATTTTTGCAGTATCAAGTGTAAATCGGTAATCTGGTGAAGCACCAGCAAAATCAACAGAAGAACCAACATTAGAGGGATACCCACTTTGACTAGCAATTATATTATCGGTTAATACAGCAGACCCACTCGTCAAATTAATAGCACCATATGGAGCAGTCAAAGTAATCATATTTGTTCCATCATTATTAGGACCAGCAGTCAAATTAACAGCACCATCAGTAATACTTGATAAATTAATATCCCCTTTACTTGAAAGGTTAATATCACCAGTCCCAGTTGAAGCAGTAGCATCAATAGTCAAATCCAAAACAGAAGTTTTTAGGACGTTTCCGTTTAAATCTAAAGGTCTAAAAGAGTTGTTCTCATTATCAGCACCATTCAATCTAAAAACAAGTTGATTAACGCCGTTTATTAAACTATAAAAATCTAATGCTCCGTCGTAATTGCTGGGACCGCTGTTCG